TTGTTCGAGACGTTCTCTGGTCGAACCGAGCTTCAGAAAATGTGTAATGACCTGCGACGAGGCTGTGCCAGAACGAATCTGTTGTTCTGCAAGGTCAACCGCCTGAGAAACCAGCTGATGTTCACGACCTTCAGGAGTTGTCGCGGGTCTGCGGGGAGTTTTGCCCAGCTTTACTTTTCTTTTCCTCGCTGACACACGACCTCCTTTCTACATTGGTATGAGTTCGAGCACTTTACCACACAGTTTTAACCCCCGATTATAAAGTGTTTTTTCCAAAATATCCCCCGGGGAAATTTTTGGAAGCCGGGCGATGAAGAGAGGGGGGTTTTTTTGCGACCCTCCCCCCCTACTTTACAATCGAATCTCTCGTATCATTCTTGGAAACTTTGATCCACTTACCAAGAACATTTTCTTTTACAATCTCATCGATTGCATCCTGAATAGCCAATGCCTGGTCAGGTTCTGACAAATCACTTGACACATTAGCTATTCGATCCAGCATACCGGCTGTGTTATAACCTTTCCTTGTATCGTAAGCCAACCACTCATCGAACCTAGTGAAAGGATCGAATGGATTGTCAACTGTTGTCAACATGTATTCGTCAGCCATTGATACCTTCTTTGAGTGTAGTCAGTCCAACACCCAAATGATCTGCTACTTCCTGCTGAGTGTACCCAAGATCCAACATACGTTGAGCCTGAGCTATCTTGCTGCCTGTCATCTTAGGATGGAACTTAGGCACAGCTAACTTCTTAACATTCTCTGTGTTGGCGTTGTTAAGTATTCTTGTTAGCTTATGGGTACTGATAGCACCAGCCTGAATAGCATTCCACTCTGCCTCTGTAATGGTGACCCGATTCTTATAGGCACCTGTTCTGAGGCGGGCTTCATTCAATGCTATGGTTCCGATCTTCTTCACATCTTCAGGCTCCATACCAGGGTTGGCCTGTCGTTTCATGGAGACCTGGTGATTTGCTAGGAGCTGAGCTTGTCTTTCGAGGGGCGCATTCTTTTCGGCTATGTTTAGTTTCGCATTAAGAGATGCAACTTCATTTGCATACGTCTTCTTTGCAGACGGGGAGTAAGGAATGGACTTGGTATTGACAGCTTCTTTTCGTGCTGTGTTAGCCAAGGCCTTTAGCTTAGCAGAGTGATTAGCATAAGTGGTTTCCATCTTTGTACCAGAAGAAAGGCTAAATGGATCCTCAGTCTCAGCCAGTTTCTGAGAGCGAATCTTCTTGAGCTCGAGTTCACCAGTCTTCTTATTAGGAACCATACGACCGGTTAGTTCAAACATCTTACGACCAGTAACTGGATCAATCTTAGGATTCTGCTTTCTTTCAGGAACATAGATGGGAGACTTTGCTCTACTGATCAGAGTGGCTGCGCCAGTTCCTTTTCTCCCGGGTATTGTCTGATACTTCTGCTTTAAAGCAAGAATACCATTATCTTTTTCAGACTGCCGATAATCTAGCTGATGTTTCTCCGCATCGATAACAACCATGGAATGCTTAACAGCACGAGCAAGTTCATTTGTGTTAGCCCCGTGAAGCGACATGTCTGTGATAAGATTGGAAACCTTACCCATCTCTTGCTGCTTCTGACCATTAGTGACTCGTGGAATGTTCGACCCCTCAGGAATCTTATAGACCATCGGATCAAACCCCTTGAGTTCTTCGAGGGCGGGGGTTGTTTTTACAGACCTGTTTTTGTTCGAGATAACAAGAACAGTATCGCCATCGAAATCAGCACCAGACAAATGCTCTGCCACTCGATGATTAACACCAACTGCATCCATGTCCGGACTTGGTGGCATCAATTTTCGAGCTTCGGGATTCTTGTTGTTCACCGTCAATTCTGGAATTTCGAAAGTACCACCATGAGGGTGACGAATTAGAACAACTCGTTCGCCATTCCTAAAGCTAGGTGCATAGATTTCATTATCCTTCATTGATGGAACAGGAAGTAGAACTCGGTTTGCTGTCCTTGGTAGAGCAGCTGCCTTCAAGTGTACAGAGGCAGCGTCGGTTTCGTCAGCAAACTTCAAAAGCAGATCTTTACGAACAGTTGGGTTAGTCAGACCATTGAGTTCGTTGAAATCTGTAAGACGACGTTCCATCGTCAAATCCAGCTGCTGCTGAGCAAGAGTAACATCCTGCTTAGACAACACTTGGGTAGATAGATTCTTCGACCAACTATCCCAAGCGCCTTCTTCACCAGCTCCAAGCTTGGTACCGACGATGTTCATCGCTGATGAAACTTTGCCGCTCTCGCCATGTACCTGGTGAATGATGGATCCAAATGGACTCTCTGGATCATCCGCTATTTCTTTCATAGCGTCTTTCTTTCTACCAGTATTGGACTTATTCGTATTGAAGACAAGATCTACGCCTTCAGGAAGATCGTCCTTGTAAACAGCCATGCCTTTCAGATAATGTGTCCCATCAACCATGACACGAACCTGGGCATAGTTTCTACTTCCGATAGAAAGATCCTTCACACCAGGGCGAACATAAATCACACCATCAAGCTTATCGCCGCCATCCTCTTTGTAGTTAACCGCGATTCGCTTCGAGTTAACTGAAATCGGAGGCTGGATCTTCAGATAGCTACGACCATGATCTTCTGAATATGCCTGGATTTGCTGAATCAGATGGCGATTTCTCTGTACATATTTGAGATCATGTTCAGGTTTTGCCAACACTTTCATGGTCGTGAACTGACCTGTGCCGAGCTGCTGAATCTTGATGTTGAAAACGTTGTAACCTTCCTCTTTCAACATAGCAACAGCAGTTTGAAGACGAGTTGTTGTAACCGCAAGCTGTGCTTCGACGCCTTTTCCAATATCGACCATACTCTTCTTGTCGACTTCATCTTTAAGCATATTGGCGGTGACATGAAGAGCATTGGCTTTGTCCTTTTCACCAGGAGCAAGGTAATGTCGAACCGAAGATTCGTTGATACCCATACGAGCTGCAATTGCTGTATTTGACCAACCTCGTTCTTTATACCCTTCGATCTGACGAATAGTGCTTTGCTTCTGCTGTTGACCGGCAATGGATTTGGCAGCACGAAGTTCGGTTGTCGTAATTCCAACACCTCGAGCGATCTCAGCTTCGGACATGCCTTCCTTGCGAAGACCATCCACATAACTGAGAAAATCTCGATTGCGCTGATCTTGCGTACCACCGGAACCCCAAGGATATCGACCCGACTTTCGAAGGATGCCGTAATGCGCGAGATGTTCTTCTTGTGTACGAATCACGTTTCCTCCTCCAATCGTCGATGGGTCAGAATCTTATCGAAATCACGAATCCGACGCATAATAAACAGAATGTCCTCAGGATCAACATCAAACATAATAACCTCATTGTCTTGATATATGCGCAAATCGTATTTGATATCTAGTGGATTTTTATCATACTCCAGACAAAAGAGTGCAGCATAAACTTCAAGCTGATGAGGCGATCCAGGATATACACCGGTTTTCAGATCGTGAATTCGAAGAGTATTGTATCGGAAACAAATAGCATCCGCTGTCCCAAAACAATTCTCGGAGTAGTAGAGAATTTGTTCGGTAGACATTCGATACTTGATAGCATCGTTAATGTATAAACCGATAGTTCCTACTAGATTCGAAAGCCGACCTGCTTCGATTTCTCTTTGGGCGTAATCATGTTGCGCTGTGCCATACGCCATGGCTTGAGATGCAACCCAACGTTCAACTAATCGTTCGGGCGTATAATTGATCCAGTGATAACTACTGGGACTGAGAAACGCGTGTTCGCCTCGGAGATGTAAATGCTTGTTGAAGTGCATTCAAGACTTCCTCTTCATTTTCAGGAAATATAAATGCAGCAAAAGACATTTCATCTAGCTTATTAATAAAATGGACTTGATTGGGATGAGCATAAAATTCACCGGCAGCTTTAACTTCTAATGAAGCCCAATACTTTTTCCAAAGAAGAATTAGATCTGGAACGCCTTGCTGATATGACGAATCATTTTTCATCACAACACAACCTGGAAACATGACCTTAAGTTTCTTGATCAATTTTGCCTGATATTGATTCTCGGTCATGGTGCAATCCAGAGACCACTAAAACGACTAGTCCAACGATCGCCAGGATTTGTGGCGTTACTATGAGTAACGGAACCCGTTCCACCTGATTGGTTCATGAATGCCCAAATTTCTTGACCAGCCGCCAATCGCATCATTCCACTCACTGAGTAAGAACGACGCTGACCACCAGCCGAGTTGTTTTCATTTCGCTGTATCCAGAGTTCTGGTCCTGCCGATACATTAGTCTTAGCTCCTATATTACATTGTGGGTTACCTGCCCAAGTAGCAATGAGCGTGATATCCACAGTGACTAAATATAGACCGCTGCGTGGTGCTATAACCGCACCATTTTGAACCGGAGTACCAAGAGTAAAATTCGCTTCTTGTAAATCATACGAAATAAGTGGTGCATCAGCACCAGTTCCCAGAGTACCCGATGTATAGCGTTGAAAGTTCCAGAATGGTCGCGGAGGATTAGCTGCATCGGCTGCAATTTTTGCATCGACATCTTCTGCAAGATGCTGTATATCAAGCGCAGTACCTCGCGTATCGCCCTTAAGAGGATATCGAAAGCCATAATTTGTAGTAACGGCCATTAGCGAGCCTTCTTCTCAAGGATCTGAAGTCGGGCATTGAGATCTTTCACAACATGAAGAAGAGCAACAGAAAGAAGATCATATCGTATTCCGTCGACTTCATCTTCAAAATATACAACGAGTTCCGGCACACATTGCTCGACTTCATCTGCAATCAAACCGTATGCATCCGTCTCGCTATCATCTTTGCGATCGTACTTGACTGGTCGAAGTGCTAGAACAGCATCGGGATCAATCTCGTGTGATCGAATGTTCTTCTTGTACTTGCGAGCAGAAACGTTTCGACCAAACCGATTGTTGTTATCCATCCAGACAGCAAAGAAACCACCACCTGAAACGGAACGGCTATAGGTGTTGTTACTCGGTCCACGAGTATAAGGACTAATGTTTACACCCTCATCGTCGTGGTTACACTTATTGCCAACCTTAGTATCCGTTTCACCCTGTGTGTAATATCGTCCATCATGATCATGTGATGATGGTGGGAACGTGGATGGCTTACCTGTGATAGATCCCCAACTATGAGTATGACTTATCGACGCATAAGTATCATCGGTAAAACTCTTATTTACTACATGAGCATCAGCGGCAGGATCTGGTACCGAGAGGTAACCAGTCATCGAATCGCCAGCTTTATGAATAAGCGTTGTCGTATCAACAGTTGGTCCTGGAGGACCTTCTGGACCTGGTGGTCCTGTGATATTACCGGCATCAGTCCACTTTGTAAGACTGTTATTCGGGTTGGGTCCGTTGTAAACCCAAAGATGACCCGTATCTGAAGTGATGTAACCTTGACCCGCTATAGGAACCAATGACAAAAGGTCGGTTGAAGTAGGAACATCACCAACGATAGAAACAGACTGACCTGGAGCACCCTTTGGGCCTGTGGGTCCTGCCGGACCGGTTGGTCCTATTGGTCCTTGTGGACCTCCGGGATCACCAGTATCACCTTTCGGACCGGTAGCCCCAGTTGCTCCAGTCGCTCCAGTAGGTCCAGTAGGTCCTTGGGGTCCTGTAAGTCCTGTTGGACCAGTGGCACCTGTATTTCCAGTTGGACCTTGGTCTCCTTGGTCACCTTTAACTCCTTGTGCTCCTGTAGCGCCTGTTGCTCCCGTAGGGCCAGTAGCTCCAGTTGCCCCTGTAGCTCCGTTAATACTTGTGATGGCCAGTCGTGGTGCCAGAGATCCTGTTGAAAGATCAATTGAAGCTCCAGAGTTCTGATAGACCTTCAATTGAATAACATCGCCCACCGTGAAGTAATACAGATCGGTGAGAAGGGTGTTGAGCTGCGCTGAACCGCCTTCAATGATAAATGTCCATGCTCCAGCTGCTACTTTGGGAGTTGATCCGTAGTAAATAGCTGCGGCGACAAGTTCAGACAACCATTCATAATCAAGACCTTCAACATGAAACGCCACATGTGCATGAACGTTGTACCAACCTGTTGCAGGAACTACAATTGTATTTCCTGAATGGATAGTATCGGGATCTCGCTCAACGGTAGCTAACGCGACTTGAGTCCAGGTATTGTTAGGAATACTTTGCCCTACCGTAGGGCTACCTAAGATTCGGGCGCCCCAGACTTTGGTTATGCCGCCAGGTAGACCGATCGGACCCTCAGGCCCTTCGGGGCCTTCTGGACCCGGTTCTCCTTGAGGACCCTCTGGACCCGCAGGCCCTTCTGGACCCGGCACATCCGATTCTGGGCCTTCTGGACCTACAGGACCCTCTGGACCCTCTGGACCAGTATCGCCTTTCGCACCAGTGGCTCCTGGAGGCCCTGTAGGGCCAGTGGGACCAGCTGCACCAGTTAGGCCTGTGGCTCCGGTAGCTCCGGTAGGACCTGATGGGCCTTCTGCACCCTCGTCTCCCTGAGGACCTTCTGGGCCTA